TGGGGGTCTTTCATACGTTTTACGACGTAAAGATCGTGTTCGTAAATTAGTATTGGATCATCGTCATCTTCCAAGGGGCGGCGATAAACCCCACCCTTTTTTCCCCTGAAGTATGGGAATGGGTACTCGGGCACTGTATACGTGATCGGCTTCGAAACATCCTCAGCTTTGTACTCAATGTGTGTTTCTTCAGACTCAAGAATCTCTTGCCCTAGCGTGATTGGAGAGGTCAGCTTGCCTTTATGCGGGCAATCATCACAACCACCGGGATTGATCTTTTCGATGGCATCACAGGTGTATGGGCCTTTGATCTTGTTAGCCTTGTCTTCTGTGGCTTGTGCTGAGTATCCGTCATGATCTTTAGACACTTCGTGGATTGCTGTGTCTCTATCGACACAATACGACGCTATGGATAGCGCCGCCCTCCACATGGGCTCTTCAATAGTGGCCTGCTCTTTAACGGCCTTCTCAATCTGCGCACACCCGGTACCATTCTCAACCTTCGCCCACAGAACAGAAAACCGATTCTGTTTGTTCCCCATCAACGACTTAGTCAACTCGTTAAGGTTAGAGGTGCCGTAGTCAGGAGCATCAGCAAGTTCTCCTACGCCGATAGCAGACTTAAATACTTCTAGCTCTACATCTGGAGATACGCACATCAAGGTAACGTCAAGCGGTGGGTCAGTCTTAAAGTTCTTCGTGTCAGGGATACGTAGGATAGATGCGGCGTCTGATGTTCTAGCAGGATCGGCTTCGAGTCCTTTTAGGTGACACAGCTTTTTTAACTGGTCTGCAATCGGCTTCCACTGCTGGCGTGTCAGTTCTGATGTGATACCCCAGTACGCATGGAGTCCACGGCCTGAGTTGACTAGCGATGGTTTGGGTAAGCCGACTTCGTTGCAGAAGTCTTTGAAGGCAGATAGCCCCTCGGCTTGGGTTTCGTATGGTTTGTTTGGCCCACAGTCGATGTCCAACCAGAAAGCCTTGATCAGCTTTACGTTGTCAGCGGTGCGGGTTGAGTTGCTTTCATATTTGGCGCAAGCAAAGTAAACGTCATAGTGCTTGGCTAATAAATCTTCTGCGACTTGCTCTACTTCTTCTAGTGTCTGCACGAACACCTGTTTGGGCATCCCTGTCTTTTTCAGTGCCACGACGCAGTACCACCCTTTTGGGGATAGCACTGCAGACAGTAATTCTTTCATTGCCATAGCCGCCTTAATGCACCGCGCAAAAAAGGTGAGGCGTCAGGGGGCGCGGCGGTACCCCTTTTCGTTCCGTCGAACTAGACGCCCCGTTAGTCTATGCTAAAGCCAACCTTTTCCAAGATGGCAGAGATCTCGTCGGCATGACGTTTCCGTGGCATCCAGTCACCGGTAAACCATTTGTAGATGGTCATACGGCTCACCTTCAGGTGCACAGAAACATCATTGACGGGGATCTCTTTAGATATGCAGTACCGCCCCAGCACAACGCCGGGGTTGTCGGTACTCGCCTCTAAATTAGCCTTGATGATCCTTGATGTATAACCTCGGTTGTCCATGGTTACTCATCGTCTGTAGACCACGCATTCAACACATCCACAAAGTCTTTCTTGGGGGCGGGTTCAGCGTTCTTCTTGCTCGGACGCTTGGTGGGTTCAGGGATCTCTTCTTCCACTGGTGCAGAAGCTTTTGGTGCGGATATGGCTTTTGGTTTGCTGTCAGTCTGTGCCGGAGTTTGGCTAATAGCAGACTTAGCGGCTGGGCTGTTACCTTTCTCCCTTGCAACTTCCCACTCATCACGCTCCAAGAAACGCACAGGCTTGAAGGTCAGCTTGGGAGTAGCGCTGTCGCTATCGAGGCGCATCTCGGTGACAAGGGTATTGATGTTCTTACCCTGCGAACCAACGTACTTAGCGTATTGTTGGAACGGCATCTTATCGACATCCCCACGACCAAAAATCGAGGTCGCTGCAAGTGTCAATTGGTAGACGTTCCCGCGCACATCATCCGCAAGCAGTACAGCCAGACGCTGTTGGAATCGGCAGGCACGGGAGTCGCCTTGCCCTGAGCCTTTAATGTTTTGTGGGCAACCCTCACATGATTTACTCTGAGGACTCTCGATGCTAGCGTCAGGAGTCTCGCCGTCATTAGACCAGCAGTCGGGAGGTGCAGACTCACCGGGGACATACTTACCAGCGTAATACTGCCGAGATACTTTCGGTGCGCCATTAACGATGACGACGTTCATGGCACGGTTTTCGTTCTTGGCAATCTCTTCGCCGTTAACCATCAGGCGAAACACACCGCCCCGAATCGAGATGCGCTTGAGGCTGGTGGTACCAGCCAGCGACTTGGTCATGTCATCGAGTTCGACTTCCTTCAGGTAATCAGGTACGTTTTTACTAAACAAAGCGATGTCGCTCATGGTTACTTTCTCCTAATGGTGATTTCGTACTCACTATCGATGTTAAGGCCGGGAGGATGGGCATCAGGGTTGTTCTCCAAAAACTCTTTCATGTTCGACTGATGAATCCTCTTTTCAAGCAACTCCATCGTACCTTTCTCACGCATGAAGTCGTAGAAACTTCCCCAGTCGTTAGTCCAGTAGCGATTTTTGACCGTGCGGTACGCCACGCCGTTAGGTGTGGAGAAGCTTGTAACGCCGGTCTCTTTTGAGATCTCGATAAGCTTGTGCTTCAAAACTTGCATCTGCTCTTCGATCTCAGAAGCTTTTGCGGTGTACTCTTTGTAGAGTGCATCCTTGGTGTCGCGCATCTTAATATAAGCGGCGACGATCTTTTCAATAGGTGCGTCCATGGTTTCCTTCCGTGTCGGATCTTTGTCCGTTTTGTAACTCTAACTCAGTAACTTTAGTCTGTCAAGTATTTAATTCATTTTTATACAAGTCGATGATGCGGCTGTGGAAGTTCAACTTGTTTTGAAGCATCCCATACAGCTTAGCCTCCACAGGGCTCCCCTCGATATGCACAACAGTCACTGGGTTCTTCTGTCCTTGCCTATGCACTCGTGCGTTTGCTTGTAGGTATGACTCGATTGAAGTGACAGGAGCATACCAAATCACTACGTTTGCCGCAGTTAGGGTTACTCCGTGTGCGGCGGCTTGAGGCTGGATGAGTAATACTTTTGGGTCTTGTTGTTCTTGAAATCGTTTAAACGTATCCGTGCGTCGGTTAACACTCACACTACCATCTATGATCTCTGCGGTAATGCCATTTTTTGTCAGGTGTTCTTTGAGCATTGCAAGAGTGTGTGTGAACGGCACAAACACCAACACTTTATGGGTAGCTTCTTCAATGACTTCCACTACAGCCGACAGCCTGTTGGACACATCAAACTCCACTACATTGCCAGTGTCGGTGTAGACTGCACCACAAGAAATTTGAAGCAGTTTGGTTAGGTTTGATGCGGCATTAACTGCAGATACTTCTTCACCAGCCGCCTCGATCATCATGTCTTTTTTGAGTTGTTTGTAGTACTTGGTTTGCTGAGGAGATAAGGGAGTGAATCTTGATACGTGCGTAACTTCCGGTAGATCCAGACACTCCTCCTTGGTAAACCGTATGGCTGGTTGGAGCATCTTGTGAATGGTCGCCTCTGCCGATGGTTTCGGCACCCACTTAAATCTTGTCAGTTGTTGCATCACGGTATCTCTAAACCCGCCAAACAACATCGGGGCGGTGTCGGGGACGCACATCTTAGCCAGACCAAAGGCATCCAATGGCGATTGTGCGGCGGGAGTACCAGTCATCATCCATATCCAAGTATCAGGAGTTACGACTTCTTTCATCGCTTTGAACCGCTTGGTTCTTGCGTTCTTATAAGCGTTTGCCTCGTCGATAATAATTAGGTCAAACCCGCCATTCTTGACGGCATCTTTTACAATCTCCAGTCCGTCGAAGTTGATGATGACGTATTCAGAAAAAGAATTGATGATGTCCCTACGTTTGTCTCGATTGCCGTAGGCAACGCTCACGGTGCGGTGCAACGCAAACTTAAACAGATCGGCTTCCCATGCAGATTGCATGATCGACAGAGGGCAGACCACTAGTACTCGGCGAATAATCTTACGCTCAAGTAGATAGTCTGATGCCCAGATAGCAGAAGCAGTCTTGCCGGTGCCCTGTTCGTTAAAACAAAATGCCCGTTTGTGAAGGGTTAGAAACGAAGCCGTCTGAGTCTGATGGGCCATAGGCTTGTGTAGCCCAGGCCACTTGTAGTCTTTTTCTATAGGGGAAGGGACATTCTTTAGGTTTAGCTTGCGCAGGGTTTGTGCTTCTTCAAGCCCCCACTTAACGGCAACCTCGGCAACTTCTCCATTAGTTTGTAGTATCTTGCTGTTTTTTATGGTCTCGGTGATTCTCTCTGGGTACCGAGTTCTTACAACCAGTGTGTTGTCATTAACTATTTGCACGTTTTTTCTTTTCCCGTGTACTGGTTTCGTTGACCAATCCCCGCTTTGAGTTGCGTTTAAAAGACCGGTTCTCCGAAGCATCCATCACTGATAGACCATCTTTATGCGTTCCACCTTTTGATAGGGCTTTATTATGGTGAACATCTTTGCCATCACCCTTTTTAACTTTCCCAGCCTCTTCCATAATCCTCCGCGCTCTGTTGCGCTCGGCTCGTTTCTTCTTGACCTTTTCGGTGCCGTCATACTGTTCGTATTCTTTCTTGTAAGGCCGGGGCTTGTTAACGTAAGGCATGTTGTGCTCCTATAGAGAAAGCTCAATTTTACGTCAGTCCT